CAAGGATGGCTTCACCCCAGATGACTTCGGTACCCCAACCACTAAAGACATCTTCGAGCTTATGGCCGAATCAGGTGATGAATCCCGTTGGTCATTCAACATCTCTACAATCAAAGAGGTATGCTATGGCATAGGCCCAGCGGAGTTTGGGATTGTATTCGCTACCCCGAACACTGGCAAAACTGCCTTTGTGATTAGCTTGTGCTGCGCTCCGGGCGGCTTCTGTGATCAAGGGGCCAAGGTTCTCTACCTCGGTAATGAGGAGCGCACCAGCCGTACAATGTACCGGGCTATGCAAGCCTACTCAGGCATGGACAAGCACCAGATCAAAGAGAACCCCAACCTCTGCCGCCAGAAGTTCACTGACATCGAAAACCAGATTGAGATGTTCGATGTACAGGATTGGACGCTGGCTCAGATCGAGGCCAAGTGCGAGACCGAGGCCGTCGATGTCCTGATCTTAGATCAAGCGGACAAGATCCAGATTGAGGGCCAGTACAATGCCGGACACGAGCGTCTGCGTGAGTTGTACCGTCGCCTGAGAGAGGTAGCCAAGCGGCACGACTGCGCAGTGATTGCGGTGTCCCAAGCCTCGGCAGATGCAGAGAAGAAGTCTCGTCTATCATTCACCATGATGGAAGGTTCGAAGATTGGTAAGGCCGCAGAGAGCGATCTCATTCTCGGTCTTGGTAGGCACAACGCCGAAATGGAGACTAACGAGCCAGACCACACCCGGTTTGTTACCATCTCTAAGAACAAACTGTCCGGCTGGCATGGAACAATCATCTGTAACATCGAGCCAGAGGTGTCCCGATATGTCGAGTAATGTTCTGTTCCTCGACCTCGAGACTACCGTTAAGAAGATTGGCGATAAGACAGACAACTCACCCAAGAACCCAGAGAATAAGCTGGTATCAGGTTACTGGGCCAAGGGTGGCGTCACTCCGCTGAAGGTAGAGTATTCAGTCTTCTTCCATAACGAGTGTGAGATCCCTAACTCCCGGCACGATATGCAAGAGGCTCTGGATTGGGCTGACGTACTGGTGTGCCACAACGCTAAGTTCGATGCCTTCTGGCTGCTTGAGATGGGCTTCCGTATACCAGATCGTATATACTGTACTATGGTAGCCGAGTATCTATTAGCCCGTGGCCAACGTACCGAATTGTCGCTAAAAGCTACAGCCGAGCGCCGTGATGTAACTCGTAAGAAGTCTGACCTAGTCGATGAGTTATTCAAGGCCGGTACGGGCTTCGAGGCTATGCCCCTAGCCACTGTACACGAGTATGCCGAGGCGGATGTTATCGCCTGTGCGGAGATATACTCCCAGCAACAGTCTGAGCTTGCCACCGAAGAACTATCCTCGCTGGTTAAGGTTATGGATCTTACGATGGATATGTTGGAGTTCCTTCTGGAGATCGAAGGCAATGGCATCAAGATAGATCTCGATACTCTGGATGAGGTTGGCCTACTATATCAGACAGAGAAGGATCAATTAGAGAAGCGTCTGGATGAGATAGTCGTAGAGGTGATGGGTGACAGCCCAATCAACCTCAACTCAGGGATAGATATGTCTCGGGTGGTTTATAGCCGTCAGGTTAAAAGCCGAGATGAACATCGTCAGGCTTGGAATATTGGCGTGGATCACAGAGGTAAGCCACTGTACCCGCCTCGCCTCAATGCGTCACAGTTTAGTCGCCGGGTCCGTGAGACCACCCAGAAGATATATCGTACCGTGGCCCACCACTGCATCGAGTGTGATGGCAAGGGTAAGATCCAGAAGATCAAGAAGGACGGTCAGCCGTACAAGCAACTAACTAAGTGTCCTGTATGTGACGGAGATGGCGCTCTGTATGTGCCTACTAGCCGTGTGGCAGGTCTGAAGCTAAACCCTACGTCCGCAGCGGACGCCTCTATTAACGGGTTCAAGACCGACAAGGTCACAGTGAAGAAGCTGATCCAACAGGCCAAGTTCAAAGACAACCTGATTGCTGTCGAGTTTCTCGAGAAGACAAGCCGACTGAATGCCATAAGCACATACCTCGACAGCTTCGTTAAGGGCATCAGGCTATGGACTAGACCCTCTGGCCTACTGCACTCGAGCTTTAACCAGACAGTGACTGCTACAGGCCGTCTGTCGTCCACCAACCCAAATTTCCAGAACCTGCCCAAGGGAAATAAGTTCGAGGTTCGTAAGGCGATTGTAAGTCGGTTTCCCGGCGGTAGCGTCGGGGAATGGGATTTCAGCGGATTAGAATTTCGTGTTGCTGGGGAGTTGTCTCGAGACCCTCAGATCATCGAGGATATTCTGAATGGTAAGGATGTACACAGCCAGACTGCGGCTATCATACACCAGATAGAACCCGAAAAAGTTACTAAAGATCAAAGGTCTGCGGCAAAATCTGTGACGTTTAGCCCCCTCTACGGCGGGATGGGTGCTGGTGAGCCGGATCATGTGCAGACGTATTTCAAGGAGTATTTCAATGTCTACAAAGGACTCAAAAAATGGCACACAGAACTTGGGGATCAGGTACTCAGACGAGGCTTTGTACAAACGCCGTCTGGCCGCCAGTTTGCATTCCCCGGAGCTAAACGGACTCGGTCAGGAAGAGTCACTAACCATACGCAGTTGGTTAACTTTCCGGTTCAGAGCTTTGCGACGGCGGATCAAGTACCACTGGCATGTGTTCGTGCGCTTCGTAAGTTCAGAAAGCTAAAGCTCAAGTCTAAGCTGGTCTTAACAGTCCATGACAGCATCGTTGTGGACATACACCCAGACGAACTGGATGCAGTCAATCAAGCACTTAAGTGGGCCATGACAGGCGTCACTGACGAGATGAAAGACCGCTTCAATTATGAAGCAGTTCTGCCTCTCGATATTGAAGGTTCTGTCGGCACAAATTGGATGGATCAACACGAACTAAGTGTTGACTGACGCACCTAACTATTCTACGTTACAGGTCTAAACTAAGAGGAGATCACAATGGGTGATTTAGCAGTATCAAACGCCGCAGAGATGGCAAAACTTAACGCAATTCTGGGCCTAAATGATGCCCCAATCGGCGGCGGTGATCGTGCGCCGTCCAACCGTCTACCTGAGTTGAAAATCAACTATCAGCGCAAGGACAAAGAAGGCCGCTCGATTAAAGACAAGATCGGTATGTTCTACGTCAAAGGTTTGGAGAAAGAGGTCTACGCCGAAGAGGTGAAGATCCGAGTTCTGTCCCAAGTCTTTCAGTGGATCGACTTCGACGAAGAGGAGATGAAGCCTCGTAACCGTACCATTATGATCCCACGGTTCTCTATGGAGCCTATCGATGAACTGGGTACCATTCGGTGTGGTAAGCCTACCTCAAAGCAGATGGCAGACTGGGGTAAGGAAGAGAAGGCCAAGTTCTCTACCATCAATCTGTTCCGCCAGCTTCGTGGTTTAGTATCCTACAAGGGTGTCACCGCAGAGGGTGAAGAGGTGGTCATTGAGAACCAGCCTATGATCCTGATGAACAAGCGTGGCAACTATATGACATTCGAGGATCAGGTGATCAAGAAGATCTCTGGCCGTGACTTTAAAGACTTCTGGGTGACGGTGAAATCAATTGAACAAGAGATGGGATCTGTGGTATACTATACCTTCGACTATGAGCCAGACCTACTAAATCCTGTGCCTCTGGACGACGATACCTACCAGACCATGCTTCGCTTCGCTGAAATGATTTCGTCAGACAACGACAAGATCAAGCAGAAGTACAATGCTTCTCTGGGTGGTATAGACTCAATTGATCTGGAAGCCATGAATGCCTTGGACGCTGATCTCGAAGACGATCACGTTTAATGGAACACCCTCACGAGGTTAAGTTCCAGCAATTTACCGAGCGCCTATCGAATAATGACAACGAAGATCTTCGCCAAAATAAGGCGGAGATCCTCAAGATCATCGATGACGCTGGTGAGATGTGGAAAGAGGCTATGGCAAAGCAGCTATTGCGTGAGCCAGAGCCATCATTTCGCATTCGGGGTTCTAACACTGGCCGTCCTCTCTGTCAGTTACAGATGGAGAAGATGGGCAAGCCTAAGACACGGATGCCTTACAACCACATAATACGAATGATGCACGGTGATGCTATTGAATGTATCATCGAAGTGTTACTTCGTGCCGCCAAGTTCAACATCACAGGCGGTAAGGACAAGGTCACGTTAGAGATCGAAGGCACGTCCATTAAGGGCGAGTCAGATATCGATATTGACGATAAGGTCTGGGACACAAAGTCAGCCAGCCCGTGGGCCTTCTCTCATAAGTGGAGCAACGGCTTTGAGGGTTTAGATAAGAGTGACGACTTTGGTTATGTGAACCAGTTGTACGTCTACTCTATAGCCCAGAAGAAGCAGCCCGGTGGATGGATCGTGGTGGATAAATCATCCGGCCATGTGAAGTTCGTTGAGTGTCCTGAGAATGAGGAAAGGCAAGAACAAGTCGTAGACTCAATCAAAGACAAGATTGAGAACATCGATGGTGAGTTCAAGCGTTGCTTCGAGCCAGAGGACGAGACGTTCCGTAAGCAACCTACTGGATCAAAGCGTCTGCCTTCTCAGTGTGGGTTCTGTTCGTATCTAGGGTCATGCTGGCCACACGCCAAGCATCTTCCACAGACCCTATCTCAGGCCAAAAACCCCAGACACTACTGGTACACTGAGTACGAAGGTGAAGTTCTCGATGGCAATCAAGACTAGCTCTGCAAAGGCCAAAGGGAGAAAGCACCAGCAATGGGTGCGGGATAAGATCTACGAGACCTTTCCCAAGCTCGAGCCACTGGATGTTATCTCCACATCGATGGGCGCTGGCGGTGAAGACATAGTCCTTAGTCCCGCTGCCAGACGCCTTCTACCGCTCTCTATCGAGTGCAAGTCCTTCAAAAGTTTCGCTGTCTACAAGGTGATGGAACAGGCCGAGGCAAACGCACCCAAAGGGGCAGAACCCGTAGCAATTATCAAAGGCGATAGGAAGAAGCCCCTAGCCGTAATTGATGCAGAATATTTCTTTAAGATGATGAAGGGCCAACATGGATAATTTCCCAGATTTAGAGGAAAACACCTTACTCCTACGTCTAAAAATATTGGACGATGATGAAATAGAGGTAGCCTACGGGCACAGCCTCTCTGAAGACTTTGATGAAGCCAAGGCACTGTACTTCATCGACCTACTAAATGGCCTGAACCTGTCTCTCAACACTTCAATGGAACACTTTGCTTTCATTGGAAGGATGCTTCGAGATCTCCAAGAGAGTGAAGAAGAGGAAGAGTGGGTATTCGAGCCAGACGAAGAACTGCTTGAGGCACGGGCAGACAAAAAGATCATCCCATTCAACAAGAACAAACTAAACTGAGGCAACGACATGCAAACCAATGGGCATACACTAGACTTATCAGGACTTACTCTGACCGGGGGAACTCAGTCAGATATGGTCAATCATCCACCCCACTATAACCAGAGTGGCATCGAGTGCATCGAAGCCATCTACCACGCCCTTGGTAATGAAGGGTTCAAAGCCTACTGCCACGGCAACGCCCAGAAGTACCTCTGGCGTCATGCCTACAAAGGTAATGCCGTCGAGGATCTGAAGAAGGCCAAGTGGTACATCAATCAAATTATTGAGGCCATCGAGGAGTGCCCCGATGAAGTTTGAAGATTATCAGACACAGGCCTCTAAGACCGCAATCTATAATGATGCAGATGTAATCGTGTATCCAGCCCTCGGCCTGTTCTCTGAAGCCGGTGAGGTAGCTGGTAAGGTCAAGAAGGTCTTGCGTGACAACAACGGACACTTCGATCCCACACAGCGTGAGGCCATCTCCCATGAGGTAGGTGACGTTCTTTGGTACATCGCCGCTCTCTGCACCGACTTGGGTATCGGTATGGAAACAATCGCCCAGCAAAATCTAGACAAATTAAATAGCCGACTGGCCCGTGGAGTCATCAAAGGCTCCGGCGACAATCGGTAACAGGGGATCAGGAATGAATAACAACAGACAATTTTCCGCACGAGCCAACATGGTTACTCGTCGCACATACAACCGCCCTCTAAACGACGAAGGCACTGTATTTGAAACGTGGAGCCAGACTGTAGCTCGTGTGATACACCATCAACAATGGCTGTGGGAAAGAGCAAAAGGCTCTGAGCTTACTGAGGAAGAGTTAAACGAACTAGAAGAGCTTCGTGATCTTATGGAAGATCGTAAGGCTACAGTGTCTGGCCGTACACTATGGCTCGGTGGCACAGATGTAGCCAAGACCCGTGAGGCCTCACAGTTCAATTGTAGCTTCGGTAAGTCTGAGACTGTACACGACATCGTAGATCAGTTCTGGCTGCTTCTACAGGGCTGTGGTGTAGGCTTTGAGCCAGTTCGAGGTACACTAAACGGATTCGCTAAACCTGTTGAGGTAGAGATCATCCGCTCCACCCGGACGGACAAAGGTTTCCCAGACAACCAAGAGCGCACCTTCACTGATGACGAAGGCAATAAGATTACTCACATCAAGATTGGTGATAGTGCCGAGGCATGGGCCAAGTCTGTAGGTAAGATCCTAGCCCTCAAGAAGCCTATTGATAAACTGATACTAGACTTCTCTGAGATCCGCCCAGCGGGTGAACGTCTCAAGGGATATGGCTGGATTAGCTCTGGTGATGAGACCATCTCTATCGCATTTAAGAACATCTGTGACCTACTCAATGACCGGGCCGGTAAGCTACTCACTCGCATTGATGTATTGGACCTGTTGAACCACCTCGGTACGACACTGTCCTCTCGACGGTCTGCCGAGATTGCTCTGATGCCTATGCAAGATCCAGAGATCGATGAGTTCATCCTAGCGAAGAAGAATTTCTGGGAAGGCCGGAACCATCGCACACAATCTAACAACTCTATCATGTTCCATAGCAAGCCCACGAAGTGGGAGTTGTCGTACATCTTTGATCGTATGGTTGAGGCTGGTGGGAGTGAACCGGGATTCGTAAATGCGGAGTCAGCAAAGCGCCGTGCCCCTTATTTTAAAGGCGGAAACCCGTGCTTTGAAATCCTACTCGGAAATAAGAGTTTTTGTAACCTAGTCGAGACAGACCTCGGTAAATTCCTTGGAGACACTGATGGTTTGGAACGAGCTATCTGGATTATCAGCCGAGCCAATTACCGCCAGACATGCGTAAATTTAGACGATGGTGTGTTGCAGAGGTCTTGGCATGAGCTAAACGAGTTCCTACGTCTGTGTGGTGTAGGTCTGACAGGCATTGTTAAGTTCCTAGACTTCTACGGCCCAGAGTCCCCCAACCGCCTCAAGAACCTCCGTTCATGGGCCAAGCGGGGTGCCAACAATATGGCAGATACATTGCGCCTACCTCGCCCACAGAACGTGACGACGGTTAAGCCAAGCGGAAGCCTGAGCAAAATATTTGATACTACAGAAGGGGTGCATCGCCCACTCGGAAAGTATCTATTCAACAACATCACCTTCTCTAAGCACGATCCTCTGGTGCCTATGCTTCGTGCAGCCAACTACAAAGTCATCGATAAGCCCGGTGAAGTAGATAGTGTTTTGGCTACATTCCCTGTGGCATACGAGGACGTTAAGTTCACGGAGATCGATGGTAAGTTCGTAAACATAGAGAGCGCAGTAGAACAGCTAGAACGATACAAGCTGATGATGGACAACTACGTCGATCACAATTGCTCGGTCACTATCTCCTACGACACCACAGAGATCCCATCCATCATTGAATGGATCATGGATAATTGGGACAGCTACGTCGGTGTGTCATTCATCTACCGCAATGACCCCACAAAGACCGCAAAGGACTTGGGTTACCCCTACCTTCCACAGGAAGTGGTGACGCAAGAAGAATACACTGCCTATGCGTCTACACTTCTCACAGTCGATCTGGATGCTGGCAACAGCCTTCTAGAGCTTGAGGAAGCAGACTGTGCCACCGGCGCATGTCCTATTCGCTGATGTACGTTATCGTCTCAAGAAACCAATGTAACTTCTGTGACCGGGCAAAGGCTGTCCTCCGGTCACAGGGCAAGCCTTACACCGAATACAACGTACAATCGGCAAGCAGTAAGTGGCTTCTGTCTCTTATGTTGAAGGCTGACTTAACCACCGTACCGCAGATCTTCTCTCCAGATGGTAGGCATATTGGTGGCTACACAGAACTAGAACAAGAGTTGGATCAAAATACGCAGGGACTTACTAAAAACGAGGTAGGTTATGAGCAACCCAACACTAACAAGAGCCTTTAACAAAGGGATCGAAGCATTCCAGAAAGGCGTTTTTAACTCACCGTTCTCTAGTGGATCTCTGAACCACAAGGAATGGCAACGTGGCTTTGATGTAGCCTACGTTGAAAACCAAAAGGGGCATTTGTCTAATGTACAAAGAATTCGAGCAGCATGAATTTGATGTGTATGATGCCCCGGCCAGAGATCGGGCCAAAACCTTCTGGGAACACACAGGATATCACTGTGAGGACCACGAGGATCAATTTGGCGTCGATCTTGTGGTCAGAGGCAAGGGTAAGACCTTCTATTGTGAGGTAGAGGTCAAGAAAAGCTGGCATGGGGTGCAGTTTAGCTACTCCACGCTGCATATACCCGTCCGAAAGGCCAAGTTTCTAACTAAACCCACGCAGTTCCTCGTTTTCAACGCCGGATTGCATGCAGTGGCTAGGGTAGGACGTAAGACAGTGGCCGCTGCGCCTTGCGTAGAAGTACCCAACTATAAATCGCCCTTTGGAGAGCGGTTTTACGACATCCCAGCCGAGGAAGTAGCATTCTACACCCTTGGCTCCGTGAATTAGGAGATTATCATGGAAGAAGTTAAGTCAGCCCTTAAAGAGGCACAGAAACAGAAGCTACAGTCCGTGTTGGTCTGCGGTTTCGACGATAATGGTCAGGTCTACATGAATAGCTCGATCAACAGCATCCCATACATGCACTGGCTATTGAATCGGTCTTTGTTCGAGGTGTCTCTGTTCGAGAAAAACCGCCCAGAAGTAGAGCCTGAACAAGAAAAAAGCCCTGAGGACAGTTGACCTCAGAGCCTTGTATAGGTATAACAATACATGAAAAGTTTGGTCACTTTTCAAGTTAGATAGCAGCCCCTTCGAGCGAAAGCCCGGAGGGGTTGTTTCTATTCTACGGGTAGTGCTTCCCGGGTTTGTTCGTC